TTCCAAAATCTTTTATTCCAAGCCTTCTTTCAGCTTCAGCACATATAATATCAACTCTTTCATCCAAAGTTTGTCCAGCTAATAAATAGTCTCTTTGTAAAAAAGTTTCGCTCTCTGAAGTTAACCACCTGTATTTGTTTTCCATTGTCTTAGAATAAATCGTTTTCTGTTATGCTTTTTGTTTTTTTTGAATATGATACTGGCTTTTTATTAAAGAAATCGGTGTTTACTTCTGCATAGATCTCTTCGTCAAACCATTGAAGTTGTTTTACTAGTTCTTCGTCTATTTCGAATATCTTTTCTCCTCCAATCATCTCTAGAGAAGCGTTGAATCTTGTCTTAATATACTCTTTTATTACATCTTTTGGTATAAAATCTACCTCTCCTTGTTGGAAAATCCAATCTATAATTTGGCTTTCAGCTTCGTTTGCTTTTTTACAAGCTCTATATATTTTGTTATAAAACTCCTCATTAAACCAATCAGGATGTTCTTTTTTTACTTGATTAATAATATAAGATCCAAGTAAAGCATGAATCGCTTCTTCTTTTTGAGTTGCTTGAACTACATTATCAATGTCTTTTAAAACGTTCTTATGCTTGTTAAATGCTTTGATAATAGCAAACTGGCTAAACAAGCTTACATTTTCTATAAACAAAGAGAATAGAGCTAAAGTTAATGTATAATTTTCATTAGAGTTGTCCGAAGCTCCTTTTAGATATTTGGTTAAGTACTCCACACGACCCTGAATTACTGGCTCTTGTAAAAGTAATTCAAAATCTCCATTTAAGTCTAATACTTCTAGCAAGTGAGAATAAGCTCTTTCGTGTCTTACTTCTGATTCTGCAAAAGTTGCACCTACAGCGTTAAATTCTGGTTTTGGGAACCTATCGTATAGCTTACCCCAGAAAGCTTTTACACTTACCTCTATTTGAGAAATTGCTAGTAGAGTATTTTTAACCGCGTTTTTCTCTTCTGGAGTTAATTTAGTGTGGAAATCTTGGATATCGCTTTGAAAGTTCCATTCGGTGTGGATCCAATAGCTGTGGTTAATAGCATCAACATAACTAAGTACTTCTGGATATTCGAAAGGTTTAAAGTTGACTCGTTTATTAAAAATACTCATTTTTTTACAAAAAATTTATCCTTGAAACATTATTAGTTTCAAAAATTTGTTAACAATAAATTTGGTTTAGTTAGCGAGTGCCTGGAACAATAGTGTTACCGGTGATTGTTTGTTGACTATTCGTTTTGTTTTTGCTGATTGCATTCATTTTTTGAGTGGTCAATTTAGCGTATTGATTATCACCCAAAGAATTTAACTTTGCAATGCCATCATTATAGGTATTAGGATTATCGATTGCCCTAAATGCGTCTCCTTTTTTGGATTTTTTGAATATGTCTAACAAGAATTTCATGTCTATGCTTTTGTATCAATAAATATCCGCATCGATCGAATATTACAATCCAAGCTCAAAGAACTTTGACTTCAAGTATTGCTTTTCGTCAGTAGAAAAGTTAGACTTATTTATTGGTTTCATTTGTTGAGATGCATTTTCTAATTCTTCGTCTCCAAGCTCTGAATTATCTATAATTATGTTACCGTTTGACGTATTAATCTTGGCTCCATAAGTCATACCGTCTTGTCCAAACCTATTTTTCATAATGTGCATCCTTGCAGTACCACTCAGCTTATCCTTTCTCTTTCTAGACCAAGACATAATAAAGTCAGCAATCATGATTTTACCATATGATCCTGCAGCTTTATCTCCTTCAATCACATCATCGTTTGCTCCTGCTCTATTTACTTGAGAAACTGTCCATACTGGCATTTTAAATTGCCTTGCCATTCCTTTAGTCGCGGTGTACACGTCATCGATCTCGTCTCTTCTTTCTGAAGATCTGCTCTTTGACTTAAGTAAATCTACATAATCTATGATGATTAAATCAGGTGTTTTTCCTAGTGTAATACATTTTTGTATATGAGACTCAATAGTAGATACGGTAGTCTTTCCCATTGGGTATTCTTTAACGGTCAACTTTCCTGGAAGATTTGCGATAGCAGCTTCGATCTGAGGTCTGTGAAGATGAATTTGTTGAAAATCGATTCCAGTGAATATAGAGTCATATCTTTTTCCTACATATTCCTGAGAAAGTTCTAGAGTGTAGTGATTAACATTGTATCCAAGTTTGACTGCTTCAGCTCCAAGATTAATAAGGATCCATGATTTTCCTGCTCCTGGGCTACCAAATACAATTCCAAAATCTCCACTTCCAAGTCCACCCATAAGAAGTTCGTTAACATTTGGCCAAGGACTTCCAATAGGCTTTCTATCTTCATTTCTGTACCTGCTTTCAATATCTTTCTCGTACTCCATTCCTATAAGCTTATCTTGTCCAGCTTTTAAGGCTTTATCGATAATGGTTCTAATATCATCATACTGACTTCTTCCAAGAAGATCTACTGAGGTTAACAAAGCCTTTTTTAGCTGTTGGTTTTTGCAAAAGTTACTAAACTCCTCTTCTACGTAAACTCTATCGTCATTGGAACTCTTTAGAGCTTCTCTGAGCTGTTCTGCTACACTTACCTTAAGTACTTCATTGTCCATCTTTTTGACTTCGATAGAGAGATACTCTGGCGTTGGGTTTGTGTGATACTTTTGAAAGTAAGATATCGTATTCTTAATAATCCACTGGTGACTTGGATTATCGAACTCTTCTGGTTCTAATACATCTATGATGTTTTGTAAGAACTCCTTATGCTTTAGCAAGCTAGAAATAACCTTAATTTGAAAACCATTACCATAACTATTTAATGTGTTCAGCACTGCCATAACTGTTTATTTATATTTTGATAGATTGTGAAAATTTGTAAAGATCCAGTTTTGTAAATTACTTATCGCTCCACCTAAACCATCTTCTTCGTACATCTTCATGAACTCTTTAGATTCTAATACCTTTCTAGGATTATCGATCATCTGATGAATATCGACTAGAGAATCTTCAGGTATATTAGGATTTCTTAGATCCATTAGCTTTTCGTTTATCTTTAGTTGATACTCGAAATTTCTTATGCTAGTATAGTGTTTTCCTTCAGTAGTCTTTGCCTTTTCTATAATTTCGGTTAATGTAACTACTTCATCGTCTTTAAGTTCAGGATACATTTTGGCTAAAGTCTTTTGACCGATGCCTTTTACTCCTGGAACATTATCTCCGTTATCACCAAGCAATACTTTTTGCATTAAAAAATTATTAGGCGAAGAATCGTACTCTTTTATAACTGTCTTTTCGTCGTAAAACTTTTTCTTTGTAGGCGAATATACAGAAATTCTGTCACATACGAGCTGTAAATAGTCTCGGTCGCTTGATACTATCGTAACTTGACCTTCTAACTTGGTAGCAATATAGCCAATTACATCGTCTGCTTCTATTTTGTCTACTGATAATAAGTCTACAGGCAAACACTTTAAATAGTCGACCAATCTTGTCAATTGACTGGTAATGGCTTCTGATTCTTCTTGTTGGTTATCGAAAAGATCCCAATTAGTGACTCTTCTGATTCCTCTGTTTGCTTTGTATTCTGGATAAAGATATCGCTTATTCGTAGATCCTCCTTTGCCATCAAAGACTAAGATAACCCTGGTGGGTCTAACTAAGTTAATAGTATAAGATAAAGATCTTAAAAACCCAGTTAGACCTCCAATGTGGTTACCCGAAGGATTAAGATGTTTGATAACAGTAAAAGATCTTAAGAAGCTATTTAACGAATCCACTATTAGGACTCTATCGTTAACCGCTAGTTCTTTTTCTTGCACAACTTCTTTTATTGACTCTTTAGTGCCTAAAGAATCAAATAGCTTTTTCTGTTCTGGTGTCATATTAATCTTCTTTGTCGAAAATGTCTGCGTTAGATGTAGAGTCTTCTACTTCAATTACGTCAAATGTTGCGCTACCTAAAATTTTAGTCCATTCTGCGCTGTGAGCTTTCTTGTACTTTTCAAGTTCATTAGGTGTGTCCTTAATGAATCCATGCACAGTCATAATTACTTTACTTACTGCTGTAACTCCAGTAATATGATTCTTATCGCAACTAACTTTGGTTCGTTTAGCAAATTCTACCTCTTTACCGTTCTTTGTAGCTTTGATCTTATTTGTACCAGCGCTAACAATGTTACCGAATGTGATCACCATAGAAGCATCAAAGTACATTGTGTTTCCACCTTTGTTATTCATCTTTGGTTGACTCATAATAGTCTCAGGTTTAGCTACCCAAATCTTATTAATCGCTACTAAAGTATTAGTATAAGGTTGACTTTCTTTACGACTCATGATAACTCTCTGATTGATGAAGTTACCAAATTGTTGAGACATTGCTCCTGCATTCCACTCGTTATTGTTAGATGATTTTTCAATACTCATCTTACAAGGAATTGATCCTACAGAGTCCCAAAAGAAACAAAGATCGAATGGAAGATTTCCTTTTTTCTGTTCGTCTAAGATGTCTGCAATGAACGCTGCTACGTCTTCGATACAGTTTAGCTTTTCTCTATCGATAAAGATAAAGTTACCTTTGTAATCGTGTACTGCTCCGTCTGAATCTGCTACTTCTTCGAAATGAAGACCCATTTGCCTTGCATGTTCCCAACTCCATTTCATTTCAGTGATGATAAATACTGGCAAGATTCCCATCTTCTGGCAGGAAACTGCTGCCTCAAGTAAGGCAGTAGTTTTTCCTGTATCAGAATGACCTCTTAATAGAGTGATGTGACCGATAGGAATACCTGGCACTTGTAAACCATCGCTAAAAGCTTCAGAGAGTGGAATCCATCGTTGATCTTTAAATTTTACTGAGGTCGTAGATAGATTCTTTGATTTCTTAAAGTTGTCTAGACTAAAATTTGAGTTTATTGCAGTAGACAGCTTTGCATTTAAACTTTCGTTCGCTTTTGCCATGTTTTTGCTCTATTAAAATGAGAATAAATCGTCGATCTTTGAATCTAGATCAGACTTTTTGGTACTAAGAGTAAAACTCTTTGCTGAGGAAGAATCCTCTTCTTTTTCCCAAGGAAGATCTCCAGCTGGTGCTTGTTTTGTTTCAACAGCATCTGCTTGTTCTTTGATCTCCTCTTCTGGATTCAGATAAGTCAACAAAGCTGATTTCATTTCATCGTAAGAGAACTTTTTAAAGAGCTCCATCGGATTAGGCTGAGTATTCAACCATACTTTGACTTGTTCTGCATTATCAGAAAGCGGGGTGATTTTGGTCCTAATACGTACCGTAGAGGTATTGTACATTAGACCAGTAGTTTCTTTACCTTGAGTTTCAACCGTAAGATCACGGCCTTCGATAGGATCGGTAAAATCTCCTACGTCTTCGTCTTCTGCAATAGCAAGAAGATCCATGTAAACTTGCTTACCAAATTCCCAAAGACGAACTCCTTTGTCTTCTTCTCCTCGAACGATTACAGGTACAAATACCCTCATCTTCGGTTCAAGCTTCTTAGCGAGCTGCCAATTGTCTTTCTCAGAAGACTGACGAAGCTTTTTAGTGAATTCCAAGATAGGATCCGCTTCTGACCAGTTTGAAAGTGCAGGCATCATACGATTTGAGATTTCGTAGTACAGATACATTTCTTTGAACGGATTCGATCTGTCGTAAACAGAAGGAACGATCCTTACAGAATGTTTGCCGATACCTGGCCTCCAGATAGTTTGGGATTTTTCTTTACTCTGGCCTTTTGGGTTTTGAAGAGTGGCCAGCCTCTTCTTTAAGAGACTTATATCCATATTATAACTGTTTAGACAAAACTAATGATTCTTTTCGAAAGAATACAATTTATCTTACAAGTTCACAATTTTGTGAATTGCGGTGTTGAGCTTTCTCAAACTTCCGTCGGGCTGTGTAAGCAATACCGAATTTTTATACTCTTGCCAATCGATTTGATAAGAGTTATCTAATACTCCGTTATTTTTAGACTTCACTACAGAGTTTAGTGCATTTATAGTGTATAACGTGTTAGTTTCTTTTTTCCTATGTAAAAGTATCGTGTTTTGAAGTATTTTAGTACTTGGTCCCTCCACTTCTATATTATACGTGCATAAGTACTCATCAGACTCTGGTGAAGCCAACACAAATATTTTATTGTAAAGTATCTTGTACTCCCGTATAATTTCAGCCAGTTTCTCATCAAGCTCTTCTTTTTTAGAAAAGCTACAAAATAATCGATTCATTAGCGAATCTTGGGTTAAGTTTATAATCTTAAAATTTTCCATAACTAATTAGCTATTATAAATATGATTAATATGTGGTAAAAGAGTAATCTTTTCCGTGAATGTGTTTTGTAGGAAATCCGTCTTCTTCTAATATACTTTTTATACCTAAAAGCGTGTCTTTTCCGTCTTGAATAGAAAAATCAAACGTAAATGCATCGTAAGTGATTAAAATAAGTTGAGTTTTCTTATGTAATAAATATCGCTTAATTTTTTCGATCTTTTCAACATTTGTTTTTGTTTCTAGGTTCTGAAGTATGTAGTTAAACAGTTTGTACTTTGTTATCGAGCTGTGTTTTTTTACTATTCTGCCTGTTGGTAAGATGTAAGAAGATTGGGCTTTATACTTTTTAAACTCTGTTTCTATAAAATTATGCATAGAAGAAAAGAACTCTATGTGCTTGTATTGGTCCTCTACTCCTCCGTAAAGCTGTCTAAAAGTGATAGTTTTAGCTTGTTTATACTCTTCTTCTGTAACCTCATCTATTGGTTTATTGTAATATTGACCAGCTAATGTTTTATGCATTGATTCTGAACTTGGCTCTGTTTTGCTTACTAGTTTGGCAATTAGCCTAAGATGGTAAGAGTCAAAATCAAAGTCTACTAAAAAATCGTTCTTAGGAACAAAACAAGATCTGTAGTCTCCGTCTTTTGGTATTGCTAAGAAGTTTACTCCAGAAAAAGAATTTGTAGGTCTTCCTGTTAGATTGTATAAGTTATAGTAAGAATACGCAACGTTGTCCCTAACTAATCTAGAGCTGTTTGAGATACTGTATACTTTTCTAAGTTGTTCTTCTTTGACTCCTATTCCATTGTCTTCAACGTACTGGTATGCGTCTAGGATACGCTTATTGTAAGTCTGATCTACTTCTAGTCCTATAAGATACTTTATTCGATCGTAAAAACACTCGCACTTTTCGTAGTGTTTAGATATAGGTACAATTCTATCTGGATTATCGATTCCTTTTTGGTAAATATGTCTATGAAATTGAGTGTCACAGTTATATTCTTTAATGTCGTTACTAGAATCTAACATTACTAAGTTAAGATCTATTACATTTTTTAGATCTAAGTGATAAGAGTGAAACTTAGCATCTATAACGTATATCTTAGTGTGTGTACTTAAGAACTCTGTTACCTTAGATATAGATAGAGAAAAGCTTTCTGAATGATCTATTGCAAAAATGTATCCTTTTTCACCGTTGTTATAGTAAACTAGAGATGGCTTAGATAGTTTAGGGTGATAAGTGTGATCTGAAACAATAAGCTGAACAAAAGCTGTATCGCTTTGTTCTAATCTAGCTAGCTGTTCACTTTTTTCTATTATATAATACATTTAAAACCTTTATTGATACAAATATATCAAAAAGAATTCGTTATATTGTTATAGATCTTTACAGTGTTGAAGGTCTTGAGAACTTAGCGTAATCTTGAGCTATAAAATCGGTGATACCAAGAAAAGTTTTATTTGCCGTCTCTACCAATCTTTTGTTTGTGTCTATAATTCCTGCTCTTACATCGTATTGACCTACTCTAGTTGAGTTTAGTGGTCCTGTTAGTTTCCACATAATTTGATAAACCAAGTAATGAGACACATCATAGTCTACGGTACCGTTTTGAAAGTTATCGTACTCTTCGTCTGATATCTCTGTAATAAACCCAAGATCGTTCACTTTTTTTACGAAGGATCTCATGATATATCCTTTTTTGTAATCGAATTCTGTAGGGATTGGGAAATATGGAGTTGGTGCTCCTCGATTTACTTGTATTTTTTTAAGTCCTGCACCAGTTTTTTGTGATATGGCGCTTTTTACGTTTTCTGGTAAGTTTGAATTATTTAAAAACGTAGATTCTGTTTGTCGAATATTAGAAAAAAGCTCTTCGTTAGGTCCTACTACTGGATTAGGTCCTGTAAACTTTCTTCCATCATAGGTCATATAGTATTTACCTTTATAAGGTCCGTTACTAGTTTTATACTCTGATCCGTTTGTTATAAGATCAGTTTTTATTCTAAAAGATGGATAATATCTAAGCATTTTTTATTATTTTATCCTAAAAGAGAAGCTACATACTTATAAAAATCAGCTACAGTTAAAGGAGCTCCCGGTTTTTTACCAGCAGCTTTTGCTATTCCTGGATTTTGTTCAGATATTAACTCAGCCTTTTGTTTAGAAGTTTGTATTATAAAATCTGCTGGTTTTCCTAAAGCCAGAGGAAAAAACGTTTGCATATACAAATCATAAGCGTTTTTGTATTGGCCTTTTCTACCAATAAAATATTTTCTAACATAGTCTAGTTGTTCCAATACTGGCATATTTTTCAACGCAGCGGTAGTAGTTCCAAGACCTTCTGCGGTAGATGGTAAAAATTGAATTAATCCTACCGCTCCTATAGAATTTTCAATTTGGTGATTAAATCCACTTTCAGCTTTGAATATAATATAAAGATCATCTGGTTTTACTCCTATATCAGCTGCTATGCTTTCTACTTTTTGTTTTACTCCTGGTTGAGCTATAAACTCTTGAAAAGTTTTAGATTTTTTTACACTATCAGATAAATAAGTAGCTCTTCCTAAAGAAACTAGTCCAGATTCAGAAAATCTTAATCCAATAGGAGAATCCAATTCTTTTATTTTATCAGCATTAAAATCGTTTTGATCTTTAGCATATATCATGTTAGTTCTAACATTGCTTGTCCATTGATTTCCTTCTATAGTGTGATCTAATCCTATCATAACAAAAGCAACTGTTCTGTTTCTGTCTTGTTCTCCGTAAGGATCTGTTAAGCTAAGATCATATGTGTAAGGAAGAAACTCTGGATCTACTGTAAAACTTTGACCCATTCCAAAACCAGACATTCCGTCCATAGAAAAGTTCAAGCTTACAGGAATCATAGCAGCAGCTCTTGTACCTTTTTCTGAACTTTTTATTTTTGACATTCTTTGTATATAGTAGTTCGTAGCGTGACCAACTGATCCTTCTGCTGGTTTAGCATCACCATAAAAAGTTTTTATAGCTTCGTTAAACTGAATGGTGGATCTAATCATCGTATCAGTTGGTAATGTAACTTGCGAAGTATACTCAGTTCTATTAGGAATATATCTATCTTTGTACGCAGTATTGTAAAATCCGAAACTATCTGTACTTTTGGATAAATTTGCTTGATCTTCTATATTAGCATTAGCAGAAACCGCAATCATATTTGATAGCTTACTACTTACCTCTGTTCTTATTTCTAAAGTTTTAGCGATCGATCCTTTTCCAAAAAGAGGTAGTCTACTTTTATTCTCAATATCTCTAAAGGTTTCATTTGCTATTGGATAGCTCTCCTCTAAATTTTGAGTCATTTGATCATCTACTACATGTATAGCATTTGCACCATCATCATATGCTAATCTAAATACGTTAATATCACCTAATGATTTATTTATGTCCGATAGTATTTGTTCAATAAACTCTCTTACGTAAACATCTCCAGAACCATTACTCTTAGTAAAAGTTCCAACAGATCTTAATAGATAATCGCAACTTATCAAGATATTCATAGTTCTTCCTCTATACACCTCATCTTTTATTTCATTAGGTTTAAAAGCCAATAATCCTCCAGATATTCTATCTCTTATGGCATTTTCAGACGTATCGGAATTTCTTGGAGTATACACGGGCGAATAATCCGAAGATCCGCTTATTGGTTTTATAACTATGTTTTTTGAAACTATTTTTCCAGTTGTTTTTTCTTTTATTTCTTGTGTATCTAAAGTAGAAGGTTCTAATATGCTTTCAAAATCTTTATTAGATCCTTGAAAAGGAATTAATACATCGTAAGGATTAGTAGATAGGTGTTTAGCATTGGATAAACAAATATTTGATTTATGATTGAAATCCAAATATACAACTGGTTTATTATTATCGTATATAGTACACATGTGATTAAGTATCATAATCACGAATCCTAAAGGTATGTAAACTGGATGATTTAATTGAGTGCCTTGAACTATTCCTTGATTGAATTCGTAAGGTACTGTATAAGAAGACATTAATTCAGAGAAATTGACTGATAGATTACCTTCTAATAGTTTTTGAGCAGTTGCAGTATTCCCTAAAAGTCCAAAATGAAATCCAAAAAGAGCTCTTATTCTAAGCATCTCTTCTTTGTCTTTAACTGTACCAGTTTTCATTTGTTCATCGTAACTTTTACATCGGACTACTACATCGCTATCGCCTTTGCTCATAGAATATAAATCTTCGAGCATATTAGCAAATAGACCTGAAGAGAATAATTTTTTAGTAAATTCTTTGTACGTATTACTGAACTCTTTATTTGCTTTATCTTTTTGTATAAAAGATAGCTTTTTTACAACATGATCTGTTTCTATATTTGAAGTTATCGCATTATCTAAAGAATATAATTGAATAGTTCTAATTATTACTTCGAATGCTGATTTGTATTTTTCTGCTTCGGTTTTTTGAATGTCAGATGCGTTTAAGGCTAGTTCTGGAATAGCTGTTTCGGCTTCAATCTCTTCTATATTTTGACTTTCTTGTTCTTTAGCAAATGAAATTGAGTCTATAGGATTTATTAAATCTTTATTATCTACAATATTAAAATTTTTCAATATTGATAAATCACTAAATTCAATTTTTATTGGTAACGTCCAATTTTGTACTATTGGTTTATCTTCATATTTTGGATTTCCGCTAGCATCAGTTCCATTTTGAACTTTTTGAGTTGCATTTCTTTTTATATTAACAACTGTTTCTGCTATAAATGTATTATCTGAAACTTGGTTTTCGCTTATGCTTGCTCTTTCTTCAGAAACTTTTGTAAGCTTCCATTTTGTGTTACTATCAATTACCGCTTGTTTTATTGCGTCTTGTATATCTTGTTCTGTAGTTGGAGAATTTGCATCTATTCCAATTCCAAAAATACCTCGTATGGCATCTTCTAGTTTTGCAAAATAATCATATTGCAAATTTACGAAATATACTTTTTTATCTATACCATTATATTGTACAGCCACGTTATAATCGTTAAATCCAGTAAATGTTGATTGTAAGCGCGCAGATGCAAAATATTTTATGCCTAATCCAGATTTTAAATCATTTGTTATATTTGTAGAAGGTAATTTACCTTGTTTTGATACTGCATTAGTTAATAGATCTATAACACCTAAATTGTTGTTATTAAAAGATGGAAGCCCTTGTATGCTATTGATATCTAATTCAGCAACTATGTCTTTTTTTGAATCAATAGGTAAAAGTTTTTTTAATTTATCTATCGCAAAATAATTATAGTTATTAGCATTTTGTATTACATAATATCCTTCTTGTTTAGAATCATATTTTAAATTAGATATTCTTTTATCTTTTGTTGCAGACGATAAAACTTCACTATAAGTAAATTTTGTGTCTTCTGAACTTTTCCCATCTATATATAATACACCATTCTTACATTCATATTTTCCATTAGCGTTTAGACCCGTAGTTTGATATCTACCATCAGTGTAAAATATATAGCCCCTATTGTTTACAGTTTTTTTAATTCCGTAAGCTGCATAAGCAGTTGGTCCATTGCTTTTAGTGCTACTAGGTTCTTTATCTCTAATACACGGAGGATAGGCATTTCTATTTGCAGGATCTGTATTTTGAGCGTCTATGGAGGCTTTTTCTTTAGCTATCCTTTGTTTTTCTAGTTCTGTTAGTGTATTGACCAGTCTTTTTATAACCGATTCTTGTAACTGAGGAAGAACTCTTGGATTGTTCATCTTCATATTAGATACCAATACTCCTAAAGATATCAATTTTATCGTGCAATCGTATCCGCCCTCTTGATTGTAGGTAAAGTTAAAATTAGTAACCATGCCAAGCATAGCATCGTAGTTACCTTCTGATTGTCTTATGCTGTTCGATACTTTATTATAGATGTCTTCTTTGGTTAATCCAGCTTCAAAAGGATCTAAGCTATAATTCTCTGTAGAACCAAACTCTCCGTTTTCTTTGTAGTAGTTTGTGTGTCCCCACTCCAAAAACATAGTATATCCAAGCTTAAAGTATAAAGCGTCTATTATATCCAATTGCGCTTTGTCCCAAACTTTAAGTTGTATTTCAGCAGCTCTAATAGATCCAAGTTTACCTTGAGTTTGAACTTTTACGCTAGTAATACCTGGCATCGGTCTGTAACCATAGTTCTCTACTTCTTCGTTACCAGCTACATTATAAGTGTCTGGAAAACCTTCTCTAAGATTATAAGAAAAATTATTGTTTTCATTTTCGTATACTGCTGTTCCTCCTTGCAAAACAAACTTCTTAGCTAAATCGTTAGGTTTTTTTATATCTATACCTAAGTCTTGAAAGTACCTCTTAGCTTTATTTTGTCCTATAGCTTGAGAAGAAATATAATTAGCTATAGACTTTGGAACTTTTGTAGATGGTTTTAAAGGATCTATCAAATCAACTGAGGACACCATTCTTACCCAGGCGCTTCTGTTTCCCCTAAACAATACGTTTTTATTGGGTGTTGTACTGCTTTGGTTTTCTACGCTAAGCTGCTCTGATCTTTTATTGAGTTGTCTTATTATCCATTGAGGGATTCTAACTCCTAAAGCGTTACTTGTTCTGGATTCTAATAGTTCTTTTGCCATAACTATCTAACCGCGTTTACTGATTTATATTCGTTCATTATTGATCTGATATCTACGGGTATTCTAAGTTGAGTTCCTGGTTCAGGACACAAAGAATCGCAAGTTAATCCGTTTGCTGATGGTATTACCCACCATAGACTGGGATCTCCGTAAAAGTTGTTTGCGAGCAGATCGAATCTATCTCCTAAAGTTGCTATTACGTAATTATCGTTTTCTGTAACGGGAATGTCAGGATAGATGTTATTGGAATAGTATAGACTTCCTGTCGCGCTATAATTATCAATCTGTATATTTTGATATCTGTTCATTTACTATATTATTGAGACAATAATTCATCTATTTGCTCGTCAAGTTCAACATCGGTTGATGTTCTACTAACGTAGTTTTTTAAACTAACGAATTCTTTTTTATCTTTACTATCGGTTATAAAAGGAACGTTTAAATTAGATTTATTTTCTCTTCTTGGTAAGAAATCTTGAATAGGTTTAAAACTACACTGAACGTTTACAACGTGAGGAAGTTGTTTTAGGTCATCATTGCTTGCAATTTCCCAAGGCGCGTTATCATCAACTGTAATATTAACATTTTCTAGCATTCCAGCAACTCTATATAGGTAATCTCCTATTGTAAGTCTTATAATAGGTGCTCTCATTATTCCGTAAGTATCTGAATAGTCAGGATATACTTGTGAAATTAAGTGATTTAATTTAGTATACAGTGGTTTTTGCTCTTGTTCAGATCCAACAGCTATTTTAAAAGAAAACCCTATTGTTCTGCTTACTCCTTGATAGGTATAAAAGTCTTCGCCTCTTCCTATGTACTTAAATGCACTTATAGAAGCTTGGTGATTATCACTAAATCCAGCTAGATAAGCTCTAAAAAATATAGCCCACGAATCTGAAGGATTATTATTCTCTATGGCTTCAAATACAAATTTTATGATATCACTGGATTCTTTTGATTCGTATTCCCAAGGAGCGTTATTATTGCTAAATAAAAATGATTTTAGCGTATTCATTTGATCTGCTCTACCTTTCACTGTCAAATTGTAAAAGTCTTCTCTACTAGAAGTAGATACATTAGGAGTTCTATAATCTTGTATAAAAGTACTTTTCTTGCCTTCTGCCACGCGATTTAACTTTTGTTCCATGATATTATCATACGTCATAGAAAAAGTGGTATTAATTTTAGAAGCTCTAGAAGTGTCTTCTATTCTTTTTATAGTAGTTGCTCCTATTCCATAAACCGACTCAGGTCCACCTAAATAGCTAAAAAGTAATTGTCTATTTAACGATATTCCAAGGTTGTTAATCTGATTGATGTTAACTATTGATGTAGAAGGAGTTGTAGACAGTTTTAGAGTTCTAAGAATAAGAAGCCTATTAACATCGACTACTCTTTCTGCATCTAAGAGTGATTGAGCTCCTACGATATCTTTGTAATACTTAGAAGCGTAATCAAATGGACTTATACCTGCTCTTGGAACGTGAAATCCAGTGCCTGCAAAACCAACTTGCTCTAACGTATTGAATCCGTTGTTGTATATTCTAGTGTTTTCGATAAGTCCTGGCAATATGTTGTTTGCTGGAGCTACTTGAAAAGATTTTCCTGTTTCTGTTTTTGGATTGCTAAACTGTAAACCAATCTGTTTGTCTAAAAATATCTTTCCTCTCGAAGGATCTTTCATGAATTTTTTGATCCTTTCTTTATCTACTTTGCTTGATATGGTAAAAGTTTGTGTTCCTAAATTAAAATCAGGTCCGCCTCCTCTAATTGGAAAGTCAGCGTTTCCAGTAGTTCCCGGTCTATATATAGGATTAGTATTTCCTGGTCCAGCTAAAGTTATTAGATTGATAGGAGGCATCCTAGTCTGGATATAAGGAAGATTTGAAGATCCGCCACCAGGTTGATCTGCTCCGAACTTAATATTCTTTAGGTTAGTTTTTAGGTCTATTAAGGGCATCTCTTATTGTGTTGGATTTGATATATTCTTAGTTGTCATCTGTTGGTCTGAATTTGAACCTTGATTATATCCAGTGTATGATACTACAAAAAGCTCTCTGTCTTGTATTTTTACTGATACATTTGGAACACTATTACCCATTGGTGAAGAGTAATTTTTAGATCCACCACCAGAAGATGCTGAGCCTCCAGCAGAAGTTCCCGCTCTTTCTTTTGCCGCAACCATACTTAGATCTCCACCCATTGATCTTACTTTATCTCCTGCGCCTCCTAAAAATCCTTTAATGCTTGCAGCTTTATCGTCTGATATGGCTCCAAAAAAATCTAAAACATTCACTATGCCACCTGCAATAGAAGCTATTACATCTACGATATTCGCAAAAACGTCTCTTATTGACATAATTGCTCTTTTGATATTTTCTGGTTTTGAAAGATAGTCCATGAATCCTTCGATCTTTTCTATTATTCCACTCTTTTCAACAAAATCAGATATAGACTGTTTTATTTTTTCCATAAAAGCTGCTATTTTCTCTTGAAGACTCGCATTTACTAGATTTTGATATGCTTCTTCTCCTACAGCTTCTGATAAGGCTTTTTGATTTTTATATTTAGCTAATCCTAATCTAAGTTGCTCTCGTGCGTTATCTGTATCTTTTGCTCCTAGCTTAGATAACATCTCTTGCTTCTTTAACATGTCTCCCATCTGATCCCTACTCATTCCCATAGCGCCTGCAAAAGCTTCTTGCTGAATTCTATTCATTTTCATGAAATCAGCTGTGGATCCTACTTGGCGATTTATTTCAGCCGCAGCTCCCGCAAGATCATTATTCAAAAACATCTCTCTTGCTTTTGCAAGATTGATTTCTTTTCCTGTTAGCAATTGAGCTTCAAATTCTTTTGATATGCTTGATTCGAAATCTAAGAAAGAATCAGCCATTGAATCTAGATCTTTTAATTCCATACCCATAGCTTTAACTGTCAATAAAGACTTAGTTAATTGAGCTGGATATTTTGAAAACTGAAGTCCTAAAACTCCTCCTAGACTTGCGGCTTCTTTTAGTATTTTTTTATTTTCAAATTGTATTCCTGTAGCTTGTTTTAGACCTTTAACTTGAGCGAATACTGACTTTACTATGGATTCGTTAGACTTACCATTTATTATAGAGGACTCGGTTATAGATGCGATAGTATCAGCTTCTACTCCTGCGATATCTTTTAGCTTTATATTTGTTGCAAGATTTTGAGTAGAAAGTCGATTAGTTACTCCTAAAAGACCAACCATGTCTGTTTGTGCTTCTACTAGTTTTTCAGTGTTTACAAACAGATCTCCGTTTGCTACATTAATGTCTGCATATTGCATTTTAAGCTGTCTAGCCTCTTCGGTAGACATATTCATTGCTCTTGCAAACTTAACAGTCTTATCTTGAATTCCTGTAATATAATCAAAAACTGATTTGAGACCTTTTACTAATCCACCAATAGCTCCGCCTAATATAGGAATTAAGGTTAAAGGATCAGAGAAAGCCTCTTTTATTCCTCCTCCTGCTGCTTTAGCTAAACCTCCTAATTTGTCTCCAAGAGAAAGTTTTTTATTTTCTACTTCTAATTGTCTAGCTTTTACGACCATATCCTCATAATACTCAGATCCAAGTCCTAATTTTTCAGCAAATAGCTTAAAAGCTTTGCCTGATAATCCAATGGATTTTTCTATCTTCTTTTCCGTATTTAATTTTTCTTGTCCCTCTTCAATTTCTTTTTCAGATAGTTTTATTGCAGCTCTTGCGTATTCTAAAGATTGTAATTCTATATTACCTGAAATTTTAGCTTCATTCGCTATTATTTTTTTCTGTAATATTTGCTTTTGATTATTGTTTACAGCTTTAGCATATAATCTAGACAATTTTTCTTGCTCTTTTACAAGATCTTTAGAGTCTTGAGATAGCGCATTTTCTAATCTAGCTGCTTTTTCTTTTGCTATATAATTTTTTTCGTTTAATTTAGTAAGCTCTCTCTGAACCTCTTTTACGTTTAAAGTACTTTTATTCATTGATTCCATTCTTGCAGCTATTTTTACATAGTGCTTATCCATGGATTCAAGTTGTTTATTCGCGTCTTTTAGTAGATTATTATAGTCTCCTTCAGAATCTATAAGATCTTTTAATCCCTTTTTTAGTTGTTCGTAATTTAGGGAATTTTGAGGTAAAGGAGTATTTCCTGTAGGAGGTGTCGCCATGTAGTTTATCTATAAAGATAAATATTTACTTCTTAGATTTTGCCTTAGTAACAAAATCATAATCCTTTGAGGCTTCTTTAACGAAGTCAGGAATCTTAAACTTATTCATGTCCGTATTTTCTGTTACTTTCTGAGATTGCTCATCTCTAATCTCTTGTACTTTTTTCAAGTATTCGTTTATCTTCTTAAGGTTAAACCTACGGTGTGGAACCGGCATATTCCATACCTCGAAGTA